AAATGAAACCTTGACAATAAACATACACACTTGCGGTGGCGATGTAGAAACTGGTTTTGGTATTTACAATATTCTTCAAAGATTTAAAAAGGAAAACAAAATAAATTTAATTACAAGGATTGATGGTTATTGTGCTTCAATAGGTACGGTTATATTTTTGGCTGGTGACAAAAGAATCGGTAACGAATTTAACAGTCCATTTGTTCACGATGCGTGGACTATTTCTGCTGGAAATGGCAAAGAATTAATTAAGATAGGGAACGAACTTGAAGCTGTAAATAATCGTATAGCTAAACTTTATTCAGAACGCACAAATTTAGACTTTGAAAAAGCAAAAGATTTGATGGCGAATGAAACATGGATAAGTCCTCAAGATGCTTTGGAGTATAATTTCTATACTGAAATTGAAAATAACGTAAACGCAAGGCTAATTCTAAACTCAATAAAAAACAATATTAAAACAAATAATATGAATATCAATGAACAAATTAAAGCAATCTATAATAAACTTTTTGTTGAAGTTAAAAATAAGATTGTTTATGACGCAAACAATGTAGAAGTAGATTTTTACGAATTGGCAGATACAGAAGTGGTAAAAGTTGGAGACAAAGCAAGAATAGGAAGCGACAACGCAAACGGAGAAGTGCTAATGGCTTCAAGCGATACTTACGTTTTTGAAAACGGTGTTTTAACTGAAATTAAAGAAATGGAAGAAGAAAATAATGATGAAGTTATAGCACAATTAAAAGCTGAAATTGAGGAATTAAAATCAAAAAATTCAAATTTAGAAACTTCAAATAATTCTTTAAAAGATGAAAATGCAAAGTTTTTAGAATTTAAAAATCAAGTTTTAAATATAAAACAAGACGCTCCCAAAGATGAAAAAAAACAACATGAAAAAGATGTTGAAGAAAAAAAAGAGAAAAAATTCATTTTAAATAAATATAAAAAATAAAACAATGGCAATAAATACAACTGATTTCGTAAACGATGTCTTGGCACTTGTAACTGATATAGCAAGTGGCGAAAAGATGCAACTTTCACAGGCTATTATAGAAAAAACTGAAGAATATTCAAGCTTTGAAAATAGTATTTCACACACAATATTGACAGGGATTAGAAATGGAAATGTAATTCCTATTTTATCTGAAAATCCTAATCCTGAATCATTTCCTTTTAACAATGCAACCGACTGTACAGTTCCTGATTGTGATTTGGAAATTAAAGGTTCAACTCACAAATGGGAAACTGGATTAATTGAGTGTAGAGTAGGAGTTTGTTTAAGAACTTTTGAAGAGGATTTTAGAAAATTCTTCAATGGTAATGTAAATGATTTTGATGAGGACACAAATTCTGCTTTAATGCAATATTTAGTTAATCAATTCAAAATGAATTTTAACATAGCTAAATGGAGAGTTGCTTATTTTGGAGAAAAAGCAAAAATAGGAGCGAGTGCAAATTTCTACAATGGATTTGATGGTTTCTTAATTCAACAACAAGCTAATCCTACTCAAATAATTGATATTACTCAAAATGCTGGGGTTGATTTTACGGCACAAAAAACAATAACAGGATTAGATATATACAATTATTTAGTTGCAATGGATACTTTGTATTCAGAGCAAATTTGGAACGAGGGTGGTGCTTTAGAATATAGAATGACTAAACTAACTGCTCAGATTTTATCAAACTATATGAATGGTTTAAAAGATAAAACGTGTTGCGATGGTGTTGAAATTGTCAATCCTGATAATATCGGAATGAAGTCTTACGGTTTAAATAATTTGTCGTTTAGGGGCATTCCAATTAGAGTTATTCCTGAGTGGGATTTCTTAATTAACAACGCTTCAGGATTAAACGGTGGCGGTGGAAATAACGCAAGACAAAATCCACATATAATCATGCTTACTTACGCTAATAATTTATTAGTAGGTACTGAAAGTATTGATTCTTTAGAGCATTTTGATTTGTGGTACGAAAGAAAAGACAAAAAGATTTATATGGAAGGAGGTGCAAGATTTGGTACAGGTGTTCCATTAGATAACTTCATTTTAGCAATTTAATAACTATTAAAAAAATAATAAAATGGCAATAAGCTCAATATGTGCAACGCTAAACAATGGTTTAGATTTCACTTGTATTTCAAATAATCCGAGAAAATACTATCAGCAATTAGTATTAATCAATTCAACTGATATAGATACAACAACAATAATTAAACAAATATTAGACACTCCAACTTGTAAGCACAATATTACATTTCAATTAAAAACTGGAAAAACAGGATATAGATTGTCTTTACCTGAAAATGGTGGTTCTATTTTTGGAAGTTTTGATAAAACTACCAACGAATTAACAGGAAGCCCTCAATATATACATAAAGTAAATTACGCAGTTGTGGGTATATCTGAAGACGTTAAATGTTTTTTACGTTCATTAGATAAAGGCTCTTTTGTTGTAGTAGGACAGTTAAAAGATGGAACTGTAGAGGTTTATGGTATTGATAATGGTTTGCAGAACGCAGATTATACATTTGATATTGTAGGCGGAAATGGTGGGACTGCAATAGTTTTACAATCATTAGAACAATCTCCTGAAAGTCAAATACCATTTGTATATACCTCATTAGACCCTAATGCTGATTTTGATAGCAATTTTGCAAACCCTTAAAAAGTAAGGTTTTGACAAAAAGTGAAATAATAAAAAAAGGAAGTAGTGCAGTGCGAGGTAGTGCCACGCTACTTTCTTTATATTATGAAATGTTTGAAAGTGAATTTGGGTACATACCGCCTCCTCCATGTTGTGGAAATATGGCAGACTGGTATAAGTTTACAAACTCAAATAATACAAAAATATTCATTCCAAAAAATATAAAAATTATGGGATTTAAAGTAAAAGACAAAAACGAAATATATTCATTTTATAATGCAAAACATAAAGAAAATGGATTAAGAAGAACTGAAAGAGTATATGGTAGTAAAATGAATGAAGATTGGGCGGTTGCTTATTTAACGATAGGAACGCCTGAAGAAATTGAAAAAAGAAAAAAAGATTTTATAGACTTGCCAAAACTTGACAAATTAGAAATTGATTCTAATAATGAAACAGTAGAAGTAAAAAAATCAAGAAAATCAAAATAAATAAATGAGTGTTAAAGGTTGGATTAGGAGTTCAATTATAGAGGTATTTCAAAAGAAAACACCGGAAGCCAAGTATTTAAAAGATTATATCTATTTAAATGGCAAAGACAACCTATATCCAAATTCTTTAGTAGCGTTATTAAACGACAGCCCGACAGCCAAAAGATGTTCTAATTTAATGGCAAAGTATATAATAGGTCAAGGATTAAAAATTGATTTTGATATAAATAAAAGATTTACATTAAATGATTTAAGCACCCAAATAGCACGTCAAATTTCAGTACATTATGGAGCAGTTATTTGGATAGGTTATGGAATAGATGAATCGGGAAAATTAGTTAAAAATCAATTTAAAGTTTTGGATTATTCAAAATTTAGAAAGCAAATAGACGATGCAGATGGAAATAATGGTAAAATAATTATTAAAGATTGGTTTTCTGAAAAGAAGTTTTTTGGTCAAGACAAAAATAAATCTGAAAAATGGTTTTATTCTTTTAATGATAATGATGCTATAGTAAAAAGTCAGATTAAAAAAGATTTTGGAAAAGAATACGAAAACGAAACTGATTTTATAGAAGCAGTTAAAAATTACAGAGGTCAAGTTTATCACCTAAATTTAACCCCTGAATATCACTACGCTGTACCTTTGTGGGATTCAGTATGGGATGATATAGATTCAGAAATTAGAATTAAAAGATATACTAATTCACAAACACGAATGGGATTTGTCGGTAAAACTGCAATCCTTACAAGTGGATTAGATGAAGAAACTGAAATAGCGGTTAAAACACAATTAAAATCATTTTTAGGAACGGAGGGAAGTAGTGATGTTTGGTATTTGAATGTTGAGGGTATTGAAGATATTTCTAAATGTTTAAAAATAGAACAAATCAAACCGCAATATGATGATAAACTTTTTGCACAAACAGACCAACGTATAAGAAAAAATATAACAGGTGCATTTAATAATATTCCAGAAGCCTTAATTTATTCAAGTGAAAGTTCACTATTTGGAACGAATGCGGAAACTTACAAACAAATGAAAAGTTTCTATTTTGAACAAAATGAATATGAACGTAAATCATTAGAAAATTGTTTGTGGGATTTAGGATTTCAAAATGCAGAATTTAAAGGATTTGATGATCCAATTATAACACCAATAGTAGAATGATTTGCGAGGATAACATATTATTGACAAATGAGGACTTTCAATGTATAGGGCAAGTTGCTAAGCATTGTGATAATCAAAAACTTTGCATTTCAATTAAAGAATCAAGGGATTTTGATTTATTGAATTTGTTTTGTAATGAATTTTGGGATTTGGCTCTTGAAAATTACGATAGTACTGATGATTTATGGATTAATGTTTGGTGCGGTGGAAATTACACAAGTCTTTGCGGTAAAAAAGAAAGGCATTTTGGATTAAAAAGAATTTGGGTTTATTATGCTTATTCAAGATATATAATTTTAAATTCATATAACGACACAGCAACTGGAATAAAGCAAAAAACAAACGATTTTAGCATACCAACGCCATTAAAAGAACTACAAGCATACGAAAATAAGTACAGAAGCATGGGTTTTGAAGCCTTTGAATTAACACAAAAGTACCTGTGTAGCGTAAAAGATAGTTTTTCTATTGATTTATGCCTTAAATGTGAGT